ATTCTCATTTACCAGTGTATATAGCTGATGCTGAGATTGAAGGTTATTACCATGCACGTTCAAGAAGGATTTAATGGTTAAAGAAAATTATGTACGTAAAGCTATATTAGCAGATGCGTTGGAGTTATCTCCTAAAATTAGAAAAGGTGATAGAGAAGAGATTATGGCTTCTGATGGACACAGTCCGTTAAGAGCTTTAGTTACACCTTTTACTTATGATAATGCAAAAATATACAGCATTATAGGCACAGAAAAAGAAGGCGTTATAGGAATGTTTGGCAGTAATCCTACACAACTACCTGAATATGGTGTTGCGTGGTTATTGTCTAGTGAAGATTTATTTAAACATACTAAACAATTTTTAAAAGAGTGTCCGTATTGGGTAGCACAAATGAGTCAAGGCTACGAATACATATACAATTTTGTAGATAAACGAAATTGGAAAAGTTTAAAATGGTTACAGTTTTTAGGATTTGAACCTAAAGAAGAAATAAACGATTATGGTATTGGTAAAATGCCATTTTTATTAATGATGAAAGAGGTAAAAAAAATAGATGTGCGGAGTACCACAAGCCCAACTAGCATTAACAGCAATTAGTGCTGTTGGTCAAATACAAGAATACAGAGAACAAAAAGCTCTAGCCGCTAGTAAACGTGCTTCTCAAAATCAAACACGAATAAATGCTAACATAGCATATATGCGTGACATTAATAAAATAGACCAAGAAAAAGTACAAGCTGACCAAGAAAAAGCAGTAGCAGAATTTAAAACAAAACAAGAATCTAAAAAGAAACTAGCACAAGCACTTAACTTAAATGCAGGTAATAGTGTAGCTATAGTTCAAGACATAGGTTCATTGTATAATGATGAATACACAGAAATTAATAGAGAATACAAAGGTGACATGATTACATTAGCAGGGCAAACAACTGATGCTTATGCAAACATGGCTAAAGTGTATAACAGTTTAGAACCAGTAGTAGAGCCTAGTAGAACAGGATTGTTATTAGGTTTAGCTACAACTGGTGCACAAGGATATATAAACTACGATACAGCAAAGGCGGCTAAGAAAATAACATAATGGCAAAATATAAATCAAGAATAAAAAATAAATACATGGGCTCTGGCTTTGAGGGCTATGTGTCTTCAGCAAGAACAACTGAAGGATTAGAGTTAGCTAAAAAATTACAAGAAAGTGCTCTTACAGGTCAAAAATTATTAAATGTAAAAATAGACCAAGATAAAGATGAAGCTATAGAAAAAGTACAATCTTTGTATGCTTCTGGTAAAAGCATGGAAGAAATACAAACAGAAATACTTGCAGGTAAACACCCAGATTTAACAGGTAAATTTATAGAAAAAACTACACAGTTTCATTTAGGTAAAGTAAAAGCGGCAGAAACTATTAAAAATATAGAAGCTAACAAAAACGAGTATGATTTTGAAAATAATAATTTAAACACATTTTACGAAAAGTTTTTACCAAATTTTGATGAAGCAGACAATTCATATACCGCAGGTTTTGCTTCTGTATTTAATACTTATAAAGCAGATGAAGCTGTAAAAGATGCAGAAGTTAGAAGTGCATTTGCTTCTAAGAAAAAAATAGAAGAAGGTCAAGTACAGTTGTCTATTATACCAGATGAAAATTTAGAATCAGATTATATTAATACTTGGAAAGCGTTAAATATAGATGTACCTAACACTAACGGTGGAAGTAAACCTAATAAATTATATACTAACAAAGAATTACAATCTGTAATTATAGCTGATGTAGAATCTATTATTGATACTGCAACAACTATGGAAGAAATAGAACGAGCAGAAACTATTATGAATTTAAACATGGGTACTGGTCAAGATGGTACAGATTTAGGAACATTAAATGATAGAAAATCTACAGAAGTCAATGCTCTTAAAGCTAAATTAGTTGCTAAGAAAAGAGCTGTATTACAACAAACTAGACAAGATGAAGCATATTTAAAAGGTAAAAAAGTAGAAGAAATATTTACTAAAGCTCTGACACCTAATGATGATGGTACAAAAAAATCTAAAATACAATTACAAGAAATACAAAAAGAATTAATACAATTTGGTGATTTACAACTTATTGCAACATTTACAGATTTCTTTAACAAGAACAGAACAGTAAACAATGACCCTGCTGTTAGTTCACAATTTATGATAGATATTGTAAAAGGTGAGTTTGAATCTTATGATGAAATGATAACAGAAATGTTAGCTAGAGGTATACCTGAGTCAGAATTAGGTACAGCTAATATTAGATGGAATCAATATACTAAAGGTAGAGACGAAGGTTCTAGTCCTATATTTACAAGTAATGCGAATTATAAAGATAATGTAACTAAAGTATTAAAAGCAGTAGAAGAATCATTTAAACCTGATGTTAGTGGTTTACCTAATCCTAATGCTAAGTTTGCTACATTTATTGCAAACAATTTTATTGAAAATGAAATATTAGATTACGAGGACAGGTTTGAAAAAGAAAATGGTAGAAAACCTACTAATGCAGAACGTAGAGTATTTATTATGGATTTAGGTAAATATGTTATTGAAACATACAAATCAGATAACGTACCACAACCAGAAACTTTAATACCATTTGAAGAAGCAAAAGAAAAGAAAGAACAAGAAGAGTTTGAAAAGCAAGAGTACGAAACTAATACAGCTAAGAGTATTCAAACTAATATAGAAAATGTAGATAACATTACACAACTTGTTAAACAAGGTGTTGAAAACTTTACACCATACGAATCAACTATTGGTGATAAAATAAATGTATTTAGAGATGAAGAAGCAGAAGATAGAGATAGACAAATTGATAATTTAGTAAATACAATTCTTCCTCAAGCCTTTTCAGGTATAGAGCTTAATGATAGATTTATGAAATATCTAATGGATAATAATGTAGATATAGATGCTATTCTAACACCTATTGCAGAAGCTATTGGTAAAGATAATAATTACGTATTACAAAGATTAAAAATCTTAACATCTCAAGGAAACTAATAAATGACAGATTATAGTATTTTAAAAGAAGCAGAATCTAATGAAAACCAAGAAATAACAATCTTTGGTAATACAGTTAATCTACAAGAAGAAGAAGAAAAAAGATTAAAAAAAGCAAAAGATGCTGAGTCTGCACTGGAAGAAATACAAACAGAAAAATTTTATAATACTCTTAGGTCATACTATGGTTATAGAGAAGGTCAAGAAGATAAATTTAATAACATGTCTCATGCAGATTTGTTAGAATATTTTTATGAAGATAGGTCATGGAGAAACAATAACTCTGTGTCTATGGGTATGGACATGGCAAATTCTATGACTGACAGTGCTGATAGACTACAACAGTTTTCATACATACAACAAACTTACGAACAACTACCTTCATTTTGGAATGACCCTAATAGAAGTTTTGGTGACTGGTTAATAGATAATGGCGGTGCTATGATACTTGACCCAGTTAATTTAATTGGAGTTGGTATTGGTGGTCAAGCCGCAAAACAAGCATATAAACAAGCATTAAAAGAAGCACTTAAAGGTAAGATAGCCAAAGAAGTATCTAAAAGAGTTATACAACAAGCACAAAAAGAAGCACAACAAGCGGCTATGGGAAATGCTATTAAGAAGGGTGCATTGTATGAAGGTTTTATTGGTGCAGGTATTGCAACAGGTCAAGATGCTATGTTACAAAACACTGCAATAAACACAGGTGTGCAAGATGAGTTGTCATTAAAACAACTAGCATTTTCTACTGCGGCAGGTTTTGGATTTGGTACAGTATTTGGTGGTGCATTTTCTTATGGTGGATTTAAACTAACTAACAGACAATTAAAAAATACATCTATTAAAAACTTAGAAGATTTACATAACTACGGTAGAAGTACAATTACAGGTAAAAGATTGTTTGCAGATTTGTCTACTAAAAAAGATAAAAAATCATATTACAAAAATTTAACTGATGCAGAGATTGATGATATTGAATACAGAAGTAAGTTAGATGGTAAAGACATTGATGAACAAATTAAAAAATTAAGAACCACTAGAATTGATGGGTCATCTAAACCACCTAAAGAATTATTAAATTACACTAAGTACAATCCAAAGTCACTAGCAAAATATTTAAAAAATACAGCAGATAGATTATTAGCTGATGGTACTATTGAAAAGAAAGTAGTTACTGTAAAAGAAGTAGAAGAACAAGCTAGAATATTAGGTTTAAATCCTGATGAAGTTATTAAATTAGGTAAGTCAAGAGCTAAAGCAGACAGACAACTATATGCAGAAATATTAGCTCATGGTGATTTAATGGCTAAACAAACTGATGATATGATTAAGTTGTCTAATCAGTTACATAAACAAAATATTACAGCTACAGAAGAAAGAAAAATATTAAAAGAATTAGAAGTCAGAAGAAAAATGGTTGATGATATATTAATCAATCAAAAAACTATGACTGAAAATATAGCAAGAGCTCAAAGATTTCAACAAATAAACAAAGATGCACAAAGAGCGGCAGAGTTAGTCCTTAACCCTGAAGACCCTAAATTAAAAAATCTCAAAGAAACTAATCCAAAAGAATTTTATAAAGCACTAGCTAAATTAGATAATGATGAACAAGTTATCTTAGCACTACAACATGCACGTAAAGTTGGTAAGTGGGATTTAGTTAATGAATTTATAAACAATAACTTACTATCTTCACCAGATACACACATAATTAACATAGTGTCAGGTCTAGTTCAAACACAATGGAAACCATTAATTATGTTAATTAGAGCGGCTAACTTATCTATTACAGATAGACAAAGAGCAGGTACATTAGCAATAGAAGCAATGGACACTTACATTATGCAATATGTATACATAGCTCATGCGTTTAAACAATTTGGTAAAAGTTTTTATTTAGGTAGAGGTATCATAGATAGTAAACAAATGAAGTTTGACAACGCTATGCGTCAAGGACAACTACAACAATTTATTAATGCGTCTGGTGAGTTACTCACTGAGCCATTAGGTTTTGTAGGTAAAGGTTTACAAAAAATGGTAGTCAATCCTGTTGCTTATGCAACAAGTGTGCCTATGAGATTCTTAACAGCAGGTGATGAATTTCTTAAAACTATAATGTATAAAGCTAGAAGAACAGCACAAATACATGCACAAATAAGAAATGAAACAGGTTCATTACCTTTGTTTAGTAAATTAGATAAAGATGGTTATAGAAAAAGATTTAAAGAAATAGCTAGTGAATACGAAAAAGGTATTGGTGAAGCTATACCTACAGCAGATATAAATGCAAGGTCTGGTATATTAGAGTCTAGTAGATTAGAAGTTAATGACCCATTACAATATGCTAGAGAAGGTACATATACACAATCAGCATATTCTATAAATCCTGCAACAGGTAAAACAGAACAAGGTGTTACAGGTGCTACATTAAGTTTTACAGCAAAACACAAATGGGCTAGAGCGTTAGGATTACACTTTATTAATACACCTGCTAACTTGTTAAAATGGAATTTTGAACAATTACCTTTAATTAGAAAAAGTATTGTGTCTGTTAGACATTCATTAATGAAAGGTAAAGACGGTAAATACTTAAATCCTGAAGCGGCGGCTGAAGCTAATGCACGTATGCAGATGGGTATGGCGTTATGGGTGTCAGCTTTCTTTGCAGTAAAAGCAGGTAAATTTACAAGTGGTGGTTCAAGAGATTATAAAGAAAATCAAGAAAGAGAAAGAACAACTGGTTGGCAACCGTACTCATATAAAACTAATGATGGTAGATATATCTCAGTAAACAGACTTGACCCAGTTATGATGCCGTTTTTAATTATGGCAGACATGTTTGAAGTTATAAATAAACATTTAGAAACTAATGAAGATTTACCTAGTGAAGCAGAAAACACTATGTTAGAATTATCTATGGGTGTAGTAGCTAGTTTAACTAGAAACATTCAATCTAAATTTTATCTTAAAAATATTATAGAAACAGCAAACTTTTTATTTAGTGATGATTTTGCTAGAAGTAGAGCACCAGATAGAGTTGGTACTTCTATCTTTGCAAGAACATTATATAAATTCTTTCCATTATCAGGTGGACTAAGATATGCAAGTAGAGTTGAAATGGACGAACAAAAAGAATTATTAACTTTTATGGACAGAATAAAAGTATTATTTCCACAAATTGTAGAGAAAAACAGTATTATGCCACAACGAAATATGTTTGGTGAAGTTATAAATAGAAAAAATGGTTGGTTATTTGGTCTTGGTAAAAGGTCAGGATTATGGTCTTCACCATTTGCTATGACAGAGTTTAAATATCCTGAAATATCTAAGTTCTTTGAAGGTAGAGATTTTGATTATAGACCACCTGACAAGATAGATAGAAAATCAGGTATAGATTTAAGAGATATTAAAAATAAAAAAACTGGTCAAACAGCTTACGATAGAATGAGAGAGCTTGTAGGAGTAGTTAAAATTAAATACGAAGATGGTAAAGAGTATACATTGAAAGAAATAGTAGAAAAATTAGTAATGGATAAGAAAAGTCAATTATACCGTCTTCCTAATAATAAAGTATTAGGTGAGGATATGAGACAAAATCTAATATTAAATTATGTAAATGCGGCAGAAAATGTAGCTAAATCTATGATATTAAAAGAGTTTCCACAAATAGTAGAAGAACGTATTAAGAGAGGAAACTTTAAACAAAATGAAGTAGAAAAGGCTAACAGTGCCCTAAATGTTCTATTAGGACTATAATACAAAAAGTACCCCTTTTAGATAAAACAATTAAATTAAGGAATTAAATGGCTAATAGTTTTGTACGATACACAGGTGACGGTAATACGGCATCATATTCTATACCTTTTAGTTATAGAAGTACAGCAGACTTAACTGTTACATTGGCAGGGGTGGCTTCTACAGCATTTACCCTAAATGCCGCAGGTACTACGCTAACTTTCAACGCAACACCTTCAAACGGTACAGCTATTGAGATTAGAAGAAAAACGTCACAAGGTACTAAATTAGTTGATTATGCGTCTGGTTCGGTACTAACAGAGAACGATTTAGATACAGATAGTGAACAAGCCTTTTTCATGTCGCAAGAAGCGATTGATGATGCTAATGATAGAATTAAAGTAGACTCAACAAATTTTCAATGGGACGCTAATAATAAAAGATTAACAAATGTAGCTGACCCTACGTCTGCACAAGATGCCGCAACAAAGAATTATTTAGAAAACACTTGGTTATCAAGTTCAGATAAAGCAAATATAAACACACTTGCAGGAATTACAAATTTAGGCACTCTAGCTAGTAATGAAACAAATATTAATATTGTAGCAACAAATAACACTAATGTTACAAATGTTGGCTCTAACATTACTAATGTTAATACAGTTGCAAATAACATTGGCTCAGTAAATACTGTTGCCGCAGATATTACAAAAGTTATTGCAGTAGCAAACGATTTAGCAGAAACAGTCTCAGAAGTCCAGACTGTAGCTGATGACTTAAATGAAACTACAAGTGAAATAGATACAGTAGCAAACAATATTGCTAACGTAAACACAGTTGGTAATGCAATAGCTAATGTTAATAATGTTGGTAATAATATTGCTAACGTAAATACTGTTGCAACAAACTTAACTGATATTAACTCATTTGAAAACACTTACAAAATTTCTGCAACAGCACCATCAAGTCCAGTAGAGGGAACTTTATGGTTTGATACGACTGCTGACATTATGAAAGTTTATGATGGCTCGTCATTTGTAAACGCAGGGTCATCAGTAAATGGTACGTCAGGCAGGTTTAAATATATTGCAACAGCTAACCAAACTACTTTTACAGGTGCATCTCACTCTGATACAGGTGGTGCGGTATTAACCTATGACTCTGGGTTTATAAATGTTTTCAAAAATGGTG